AACAAGCAATACCGATAACCTCTCTAACTAGAGTAGGTACGTCAGTCAATCTTGTTTCCACATTGGAGCATGGGTTTGTCGATCCTAGTAAGTATGGTAAGTCACTTAGATCATCACTGACAGTAGAAGTAATAGGGGCAACTCCCTCGGAATATAATGGGACTTCCCAATTACTTACAGTCACCGACCAAAATAACTTATCATTTGAGATATCAACAACACCAACTACTCCAGCTAGTACACCAGGTACATTACTAATTAGAGACCAGGGACAGTTTAACAGGTACACCGACGTAGTAGTTATCGACACTACTACTTTCACATACGAAGTTGGGGATACAGGAGGACTAACTGCAGGAGGTACCATTGGGGTGAACGTTTCCTCTAGGGTTGGTTACGCAGCAACAACACAAGCAGTTGAAAAATTCTACACGCCCGATATAGAACGGGCACTACAAAGTTGGATGTTTGTAGTATTGAACGCAAAAACCACTGAACGAGATGGTGTAACTGCTACAGACACTCAAACACAAACTTATAGAAATGTAGAGTACTATTATCAATCCTCCCAATTCTTTTCTATTTATGTTTTTCTGCCATGTAAAGATCAGTTACTGGCGGGTCCTGCTTCAGATCTAGCTAGAGAACTAGAGTTGCCTATCTTAAAGACCTTAGCCAACTTTCAGTTTAGTAGTGTTTTATGTGATGAGGTTTACCAACCAACTATCTATTTGGGGAACGAGCCTGAGAATCTATTAGGATCGCACTACATTCATAGATATGATTTTGCCGCAAAAGGATTGGTCCAAGAAGGAGACACTTATGATAAAAGCGACGGGACACTTCTTAAAGAAATTAATATAGGATCTTTCGGAACAGTAGATCCTTTCGAATCAGTTACATTATTCAACCAATAAACACATGAGAATACTAATAAATAAAACACTGGGAGCTAAGTTCCAAAAAGGTACTGAGCTAGATTTAAAAGTAGATAAAGAAGATGTGCCTCTCCAACTATTCTGGAGAAAGCAACTTGAGGCCTCTGAAATTGACAAGTGTATTACAGTGTTAGACAATACAGCTAAACATATTTTAAAAAAGACAAAAGGTAAAGGTAAATAAATGGCAGCTAGCTTTCCAAAAGTAACAGCAAATATTAATTCCGCAGATCTGGCTGCTGTACCTGGAGCTAGAAAGATTTTAGTTGTTGGTCAACTGTTGGCTGCAGGATCTTCCGCAGACGGTGCTTTACAAACTGATATTAAATCAGAACTAGAATTCAACACATTATTTGGACCAAAATCTCACATCGCAAAGATGGGTAGAGGATTGATAAAAAATCTTTCTATCTCAAGTGATAGACCTCAAGTAGATGCTATTGGACTAGCTGATGCAGGCGGAGGTACGAACGCTACTGGCTCATTTGCTTTCTCAGGAACGTCTACCGCGATTGGAACATTGAAAATCTACGTTGACTCTAAGAAAAACAATATATACAGCATAGACATAGCCGTTGGAGATACTGCAGCAGAAGTTGGAGATGCGCTGGCAGCAGCTATCACAGCAGACGTCGATGCTAATTTTACAGCAGCTAACTCAACTAGTACAGTCACCATTACTGCTGCGAATGCTGGAGTCAACGGTAACGACATAGGACTAGAGCTTTCAGGCTCAGTTGCAGGGATTGGCGTAACCATTACAGCAATGGCTTCAGGAGCTACAAATCCCACACTAACAACACTGTTCGATCCCATTGATGGAATACGATACACTACTATAGTGTATCCTTACTCTTGGGGAACATCTACACTAACTGATCTAACAGAAGCTAGGTTCAATGTCGACAACAAAATCATCGACGGGCTTGGAATATCATGTATCCAAGACACTTACGCTAATATCAATACTGCAGCAGATGCGTTAAATCTTAAAACATTTTCGTTACTAGGCAATAAAGAAGTATCCCTCACAACTAAGACGGGAGGGGCCATCCTTGAGAACCCCGATGTTATTGCTTGCCAAGTAGCTGCTTATCGAGAGCTTAGACTAACAGTAGGTGCAAACACAAGCTCTATTGTAACAAACGGACAAAACCAAGGTGGAAGTTTCTTCGGAGGCATCCCTTACCATAATACTCCATTTATTAATCTACCAGTTATCCCAGTCGGGCAAGACTTTACCGACATTGAAGCTCTTGAATTAGAGAACTCAGGGGTATGGTTACTTAGAAATAACCCAAATAACTTGGTTGTGCTATCAAATGAAGCGGTCACTACCTATAAAACAAATAAGTTAGGTAATGCAGACATTACATTTAAGTACGTTAACTATGTTGATACATTGACTTTGGTTAGAGAGTATATTTTCAATAACGTCAAGGCTGATTTTTCTCAACACATATTAACTACAGGCGATTTGATCTCAGGTAGGCCAATGGTTAATGCTGATTCGTTTATAGCGGCTATGGTTGGATACTATGTAACATTGGCGGAAGATAGTGCATATGTATTACTTAGAGCAGGCGCTGCTGAAAAAACAGCATTTAGAGACGCAATCGCCAAACAATTAAGGATTGTACTTAGTACCGGAACAATTACTGCCGATTCAATAGCTAATATTGTAGCCCAAGTACGGAATGTATTTTTAAATTTTACACCAACATTTGAAACATAAGAGACAATGGCTGAAATTAAACAAGGTGATTTAATCATCAACGGAGTAGTAGTTGGGTATGAAGGAGAGGGTAAAGTGAGGATCTCCCCAGGTAGTAATACCTCTAAACTATTCCCTCAAGTTAACGCAAGTCCTATTGCTATTTCAGATGTAGGCACAAACATTAGCATGATAACAGTCCCTATTAGGGTAACTGAAGCATCTAATGACCAATTCGATGAGTATAAAGCAAACGGGGACGCAAACGTTATATACTTTAGAGCTAAAAGCTACTCTAACTGTATATTAACTGTTTTGCCCGAACGGGAAGACAACGGTGTTGTTGATTATGTGTTTGAAGGAAGACCTGAAGCGTAATATTATTAAATTTTAAGGAGAGAGAATATGTTAGAAAGTTTAAATGTAATATTGGAAACACCTTTGAAGATCCAGTTGGATGATCCAACTACTGGGAAGCCCGCTTCCCACTCAAGCGATGTTTCAGAGGTAATTATAAAGCCCTTTTCGTTTAAAGATATGACGGGAGGTAAGCGTAAGAAATTTAGAAAGATGAAACATCTATTTAGGAATGCTATGATCGTAGCCCACCCTAAATTAGAAGCTCTTTCTGAAGGAACTGGGAGTGTTTCAACTAATCCTGAAGACATAAAAGAATCTGAAGAGGAAGACACCATTGAAGCGTCTAAAATATTTGTAGTTACTTTATTAAGTTTGGATACCTCTTTTGATATCGATGCTTTTACGGAACTCTTCATTGATTTTGTGGCTGAAGACTTGATATTTGTCAAAGGTAGAAAGGTAGGTGTCCAAAGATTTTTCTTAGAAAAGTTGGATGAGAATGATTTGGAGTCCATACTGCTTAACTATATTGCTGCTTTTTTTTTAGACTCTTGGCTCAAGAACATGAGTTAAAAGATGATGTTGAGACTTTTATATTCTCAATAATTACAAACATAGCCTTCCAATTCAAAGGTGCGATTAGTCTATCGTACCTAGAATCCTGCCCCATCGACAAACTCTTCCTTCTCCAAAAAGAATTAGATAGAATTAATAAAGCCGTTTACCCAACCCATAAACCATAATGAATTTTCAAGTATACTACAAATATAATCTTAAGGAAAATATATCGGCAGGGCTTCGAAAGATATCTAACAATTTACATAAAATGGACGGAGCATTTTCCGCTTCCACTACTAAAAATGCTAAAGGAGTAGATAGGTTACATAGAAAATTATCTGGACTACTCCCTATAACTAAAAGACTATCCGCCATAGGTATTGGATCTCCTTTTGGGAAATTCACTACTTATTTCGCAGGAACTGCTTTAATATATAAGGGGGCTAAAACATTAGGTGATTACGATGAAAAATTAGCTTCCTTACGTGCGAATCTTAAAGGCACTAATGTTGATTTCGCCAATTTAGCTAATAGAGGTCGTAAATTGGCGGCTAACTCAGCCGGATTTAATCCACTCCAAGTATTAGAAGCCCAGAAAACTTTAGTAAAAAAGGGAGTAACTGATCCATCACAAATCATGGGAACTGTTGGGGCAGGTATATCACTAGGTGAGGCTGAGCAAGTAACTGACCTAACTAGATTAGTACAGTTACTAAGTACTGTTCAGACGACCTATAGAGGAATAGGGAAGGAGATCAAAGCCAACAAGTTAGCGGATATGATATCTACAGCGACTACCGCATCTAATTTGGATGTTCTAAGTTTCCAAGGATCTTTAAAAAATATAATGTCTACAATAAAGACTACTAAAATGAGTTTTGCTGATGTTTTGACCTCTCAAGCAATATTAGCTGATTTAGAAATAAAAAAAGGTGTTAGTGGTACTAGACTAAAACAGGTCGCAAATAAGATAAAGTTAATCGGGGCTTCTAAAGTAGATTCCAAAGAAGGAAAACTTTTTGATGAGTTAGGATTTGACTATCAAAAATTAGCGGGAGGTAATATACGCGACATAATCGAAGAAGTCACTAATGCTGGGAAACACCTGCCCGATTTAGTAAGGGAGTCTTTAATGACGAAACTATTTGGACAAAGACCTGGGGAGTTCATATCTGTGTTAGATGGTATGTTGGGAAAATATGATGAATTAAAAGATAAAATTTCAAATGCAACTAGTGTTAAAGATAAGGCAAGGGATGCGTCCAACAATCTAAATGCTGATTATAAAAAACTAACCTCAGCTATAACGGAGTTTACATTATCTACTGGAGATAATGGTATGACTAAGGGGCTTCGACAAATAGTAAGTAATATAACAAATGTTTTTAAGGCACTGTCCGGCATGGAAGTTAAGTTAGGGGATGTAGGTACTGCGTTTGTTGCATATGTTGAACCGGTGCTTAATAATCTTCCAGCTATATTTAAGGGATTGGCCGAAGGATCCTCTGGGGGGCTATCTGGACTATCTAAAAATCTCACAGATGTGATACTAGGTATAAAAGACATTATACTACTATTCGCAAAAGGTTTGGCTTCGGGAGAAGTTATGAAAACAATAACAACAATAACAAAAGGGATATCCGCACTGGCGGGTGCTTTATCTAAAGTTGTTGGATTTACTAATATGTTGGCTTCTGGACCCGGTAAATTAATTGGGTGGGGAGCCTCTGTAGGGGGGGCTATTGAGAATAATGTTAACCAACCTATTAGGGATTATATTTTAGGAAACAATTCTTCTGGGGATAATTCTAGTGCTGATAATTTAAAATCTTGGTCGAACTTTATGCAAACACAGGGGCCTTCAAATATTATGTCAAAAGTGACTATTGAAAATAAGTCAGACAATGATGTTAAAGTAACTACTG